CACCTTGTTACGATGGCTTCGGAACTTTCATTCTTTTATTGAGTAGCAGTTTTCAGCTGCATTTCTTCCAAAGAAACTCAATACCCCTCGAAAGGGATAGGCTCATGCTTCCACACAGATTGCCGTTCTGTGTCATATAGCTCATGCTCCCCATCAGATTGCTGTTCTGATGCATATCAACCTGGTCCATAGGTTAGGTCATCGACAAAGTTTAGAACTTCATCGGCCGCAACTGTAGATGGACCCACGCAAACGATGGTGAAGAGGCCGTTTTGAGAGGCCACATTAAGACTAGGGAAATCCCCGGTCTTAGTCAACGTGAGCGTAGCTGAATTGGTGGTACTTGTCACAGTCATATAGAAATCAATTAAGAGAGACCGTGAGTTAGATGTATTGGAGTTAATCGGGGCCGGACCCTCGGGTTCGAGAGTGGGCTCGTAATCAACCTCATCTAACATGTAGCCTGCATTAGTTAAATAATCTCTATTGAAGTACGATCCTGTAACGCCTGAAAAGGCGAAGGTCAGATCCGTTCCAAAAGAGGTTGAACTAATTCTAAACATCTGTATTTTGACATGGTACCTGTATGGTGGTAGGTTGCTGAAGGTGATACTACCAATACAATCAGTCAAATCAAGGAGATTGGTGAAAGTGAAATTGCTAACACTTAAACCAGTTCCGAAGAAACCGAAAGATGTGGGATCACCATCAACTTCAGTTGAGGAAAACGGCAAATGCTGCCTCCAGAAAACCTTATCCTTGGGAGAGGTGAACCTGGTAAAGGCAGACAAATAGGGTGCCACAGCAGCAGATGCCGTGGCTTCCTAAGAAAGCGGGTTAACCTGATCAACGACCAAGCCCATATAGCTGGAGTTGGCAACCACGGTCCCACCACTAAACGTAATAACAGCACCTGGCCCGGTGATGTTGATGGGAATCATCATCATCCATGAAGTGCCGGTGAAATTTGTGTAGTAGATAAACGCCGAGGTGTCCAACGCACATCTTGTGTAGGTGAGTGTTGGTTTAACGACGCCTGTGGTGTCACCATTGATATACCATTTCAACTGATAGCTCCCAATAGGGATAGAATCAGGAAACGTGATGGTGGTACCGGTTAAGACCAATGGGAGGGTATTGTAGGCGTTGGCTACAGGACTCGCACCAAAGTATGCAGACGTACTAACACCAGTTGTGGCGGTTGCAACGTAGCGCAATAAGGTGTTTCCCCTGAGGCCCCCGTAAACCTGCTCCTTGAAAAAGGTGATATCATAGGTAACCCAAAGCTCACCCAAGTTGACACTCGTTCCAGCGACACCGAAAGTGGCAACTTGAAAGTTTGCCAAATCGTACCACTGGAGGTTATCTGTTGGGGTTTGGACACCTCTGCATTTAAGGAGCGAAACTTGCCTCTCACGAGGGTTGCACTCGATTGGATGCAGGATATGGGTATCAGATTTACAAGAATTTGCAAAAGCAGAGTTTTCCATTTCGATCTTGCTAGCGAAAGCTTCATCGACCAGATCATAGTCTGAGGCAAGTACAACTCCTCCCAGCGCTTGTGTAGTTCCCGAATACGAGGAAGATGTGCTTTTGAAAGCAAATACAATTCCATTCGGGCGCCACTGATCGTAATTAGCGGCGATGGGTGCTAGCCAAGGAAACGTTGTTGGGTTTCCTGGGTTGACGACGTAAGAGGTCAGGCTAAAGGTGTTTGCGGTGCTCGAAGATATGACATCTCCGAGATATTCGCAGTGTGTGACTCTAGTTCCTCGCTTAGTGTTTTGGAACTTGGGGATAACATCGACCGAAGCTCCTTTATTAAATAAAGAATTAGAAGTAACAGTGTAATCGCCGTTACCAGAAATTTTGATGGCACCTTGCTCTGCCATAGCGCCAACAGCAACACCCGCAGCCGGGCCGAGGAGAGCTCCAACGCCAACTCCGGCTGCGGCTCCGATCTTCTCTGCATTGTTTCTCAAGAGTTTCTTACCTTCTTTAACGGCTATTTCCTTGGCTTTCCTGGCAATGGCTTGTTCGGCTCTTTTGACAAATTTCGGCGGCATGGTTTTAGCTCTAGGTTTACTTTTCTTGGTTTTCTTTGCAGAAAGCTTTGATAGTAATGAATGTATCTCGTCAACCTTTCGTGATAGGGCTAACTTGGTACTTGGCAAATCGCTAACACGTTCAAATGCAGGTGTAGTGTTAGTAACACGAATTTGAACTTTGTTCGGCTGTTTGTTTTCCTTGTTTTGCAAATTGACTAGTTTCTTCTGCTTGCGCGTAAGTTTAACACCAATTGCTTTGTATTGCGAAGGATTCATTTATTTATCAAAGTTTTGGCCACCCCCACCGGGTGGCCAAACCGCGACAAGCGATTCATGATGGGGAATCGCATCCCATGTTCCAGTCTTCCAAACAGGTTACAAATCTGTTCCATATAAGTCCCCGACTTAATCAGCTAGTAGGTGCATCGTCGAAAGGTTCAAGTCGTGAACGCCCGCTATTGGATAGCTAGGGCATCCGGGCCAACACGCTTCAATTATTTCTAACTGTTGTGTGAGGGTAGGATCATTTCGGTGCTCCATGCAATACTGACCAAGAAGGTCCCAGTCATACTGTGGGTTCGACAGCAGGTTGTAAAGCTGTTTAACAATATTCTGGGGAATGCATTTTCCATCCTTCCATCTCTGCGAACAGAACAGAAAGTCTTCAGGAGTCCCAACTTCGAAACCGGTGATGGTCATTCCAAATTGGGCATGAAACTCTCGATACTCTTGGTCGCTACAGAAGGGTTGGTGCACACCATCATCGCCCTGGGCTCGTTGCACAGGCGCTGTAAAGGGATTTAACTCGACCTTTCCATGCGCGTACGCACAAAGAATGGTAAGCGATGCTTTAGAGGCAGTATTGCCTTCACTAGTATCAAGCTCACCAGATCTTCGACCACCAGGAATGACCTGGCTAATAAACGAACCATCGGACAACACATACAAAGGCCGAGCTAATACATACGCATTAAGTACTAAAAATTTAGACCACGCTGTGTATTCGGCATCATTGGTTGTGACCTTCTGCAAGATGCTGAGTTCAATGACTTCTTCACTTTGAGAGTAATCCATAGACTTCACGTCGGTGCTAACAAGCACGCGTGGTAGGCCTAGTCTCTTGACTCGATCAAAGTCCTCTGCTATCGAGGTTTGAAATTGTTGTGCCATTGAATCAGTAAACCCGATTCCTACTGAACCGGGTCCACGAAACCAGTTTTGCTTCTTCGGCAGGTCTACGTCTTTCATGAGATACATCTCGACGGCAATCTGAATCATGGAAACACTGTTGATAATGCGTTCACACAATCCGATTTTCTTCATCTTCGTTGGCTCATTCTTGACAAACACCCGGACGGGGTCTGTAAGACCCCACAAAACTAACTCAGAGGGGGTGGGTTCGAGATCAAGGAGTTGCTGGTATTTGACTCTGTTGTAGAGTTTCAACCTACCAAGAACACATGATACAAAGAGTGGTAGATCATTGTGTATCACATCTCGTTTTGTTTTATGAAGGAAACAAAAGGGAAAACCTGGGCCCGTATCGGGGCTCATTGCGGAGATATGTCTCAAAATTTCATCCGTGTCAAACACAATATTCTGGGTGTCCCAAGCCACATTCAACTCCTTAGGGTAAGAACCGGGAGGCAATGTTTTGTAGAACGCCGCTAAAACATCCAATTCCTGCTGGGTGAACGTCCTGGACCCTTGGAATTGTGACAGATGATAAATTAAGCTCCTGCGCTCGGTGGCTGCGCCGGTTGCGGGGTGTTGGTACCCGCCGAGGGCTGGCTCGAAGGCTGTGGCTGCGACGACGCCGACTGATTTTGGCTTTCCTGGCTTGTGCCTTTGGCCAACAGCAATCGTACTTCCTGCGCTCTCGCTTCCAAATCCCTTAAACTCGAGTTCAACTCTCTCCTCTGATTTCGCGTCAACGTCTTCACCGTCGCCGGTACTGGAAACTGCTGATGCACCTGAGTGCTTGGCAGAACTGTCACCGGTGGCGTAATAACGACCGTTGGAGATGTCAAAGGGGTGGGTGAACGTGGCTGGGACTTGCGCGATGACTGCAAAGAGGGTCCTGATGTCTTCGTCGTAGATTTCGCCTGTGCTGGTTGCGAGACCGAGGCACTTGACGAGGAACTTGGGGTCTTTACGGTCAAACCCGCGGGACCTGGCTGAAAATCCGACGCTGGCTCAGCGTCAGCCTCTAGAACGATGGTTCTAGGGACCAGAACCTGCACCGGAGACACGCGTGGTTGTTCGATCGCGACTGAGCGCGTCTCGATTTCCATTTGTGGCGCATCGGGAACAGTGGTTCCATTCAAGATAACAGGAGCAATAGCTTCATCTGAAATCTTGCCAGCATTCTTCTTCGACTTGGACTTGGCGAGGGTATTTGCTCTCACACCCAAACGCTCCTCTTGGTCTTCGGTTAAGGTACCGAAAGCCATAAGGTCCGCGTAAATGGACATCAAAGTGCCCCCGTCCAAATCAGCGAGATCATCATCATACTCGATCATGTCTCTGCGGATTCGTCCTTTCCTTTCAACTTCGTCTTGAACATTGCGGTACTTTTCCTCAACCTCTTCAAGCCTAGCAGCTCGCAACTCGGTCTTTTCATCCTCAGTGAGCTGTCTACCAGTCTCATTAAGAGAGGGTGTGGTTGAAGCATCACCAAGAGACTCTAGGACGACTACACGAGAGGAAGTGTCCTTCGCTTTCCTGTAGATGTCTCTGATTTCTTTGATGGCTGCTCGGTGACAACCAAGACCGACGTATACATTCTCGCAAATGTTATGGATGCCATCGCTTCCTCTATGGATCCCGACGATATTGTCGCCGCTAAACAATGGAGAACCAGACCAACCAGCCATTGTGGATGAGTCATGATTAAAATTAAGCAAGCCGGTGTCTGAGCGCCCGGTTATTGCTCCCATTGTTCTCTTCACAACGCCGTCCTTGTGGCCGTATATTGAAACAGGTCCAGGGGTACAAGGCTTGACGTTCTTCAAGGAGATGGATTTCGCTCCGATAACCGAATACAATGAAGGATCAACCTTCAAGGCAATTGTCTCACTGACTTCAACAGATATCAGTAGCTGGTGCTTAGGGAACTTTGCAGATCCTTTAGGTCCAACCACTCGTATCTCTTTGCCAGCCCTCGCCTCACAGGTCAAAACCTGGTAGACGTGGAGCACGGTTATTACACCGCGCTTGCAAACAAAACCGCTTCCAATAACAATGGAATCCGCAGTGAAGAAAACTTGCCACTTTGGGCAAGTGGCAGTGTGAAAATCACTTTGCGGCATGGCGGCTTCGGAGACAAACTTGCTCGTTTTCAACACCGAAAATGCTTGATCAACTATAGCACCGATTACTTTCTTCAAGTTGTTACTGTCGCGTTCCACCAATAGAGCAACCGGTTTAGGATCAAACACCAATACATTTACACGCTTCCTGATCATGGTGGACAAGAATGAGTAAACTATTGAAATTAACAACAGAATCTTCAAAGTGAGAATGTTGTAATCCATTCTCAGAGATATGAAGAGTCCTCTGATCTCAGGGAAAGACCAGATGTTCGTTGTCATGAACATTTTGACTTGCGGCCCGTACATGATAACAAACACGCAGAACTGAACAACGTAGAAAACCACGGTGAGCGCCGCGTGAAGAAGCAAATAGCCATAGATCTTAGTCCCATTGCTGGGAAAGTTCCAAAAAGCCAACCAGATAGCTGTGATCACAAAATGGACGACTCGTGACGCAGTTCCTAACAACCAGCTGTCTAAGAGCAAAAGTCCAAATATAGTTTTGGCGGTGTCTGACATGGCCTCATAGCAATTGATGTATGAGTTCACAATCGTTTGGCCTTCTCTGGCCGGTGGCAATTCATCTTGAACAACATAGTAGTAGACGGCAGAGGATGTAATCACAATGCTGTCCCAAGCTGCTGCAACAAGGTACACCACGAAGAGAAAGCTCATCCAGACAAACAAGTAAAAGTTGCCCGGGGCTGCCCCTCCGAGAATTTCCGTTCCTGTGGGTAATAGGGACATCCAACTCTCCAAGTCAAGGTAGGTGGCGGTTGTATTCGAATGAAAGATTTGGATCCTAATATCATTTGGATACAAATCAAAATCGTAATAAACCAACTGATATACAGAGGCTGCGATCAAAAACAAAATCATAGCACACATTGTGCATATGAATAAGTAATCTCTCAAGCTCCTCATGATAACACTCTAGCAAAACACGAAGAAAAAGAAAAACGTAAGCAAAAATCCAAGCACGTAAGTCGTAAACCGTGTATCGATCGATGAACCACACACAATACAAAAGGTTGTATATGACAACGAGGTACAACAGGAGATCGAACTCAGGCACAAAATGGAGAATTCCGATCGTAAAAGCAATTAACTGAACGAAACTTTCCATAGACTAAGACTCACTTACACGTATCGGGCAGTGTGAGAAAATCCCAAAAACCGCGGAGAAGGCGCTGGTGTACGACGGGGTCAATGATGATCTCTCTATCCATCCAGTTCAAAACGACAAGATCTCTTAAAGCACGTGTGCTGTAAAATCTCTTTTCCC